GGACAAGAAGTGTTTGATGCACCAATAACAATCACCACATGGCAATCATTCGCAAAAGCACCAAAGGAGGTGTTAAGTTCTTTTGATATGGTTGTCGGTGACGAAGCACATTTATTCAAAGCAGATGTTCTCAAAGGTATCTTAGAGAAGATGAAAAAAACTGCAATACGATTTGGAACTACTGGAACACTGGATGGTTCAGAGGTTCATAGATTACAACTCGAAGGTTTGTTCGGCCCAGTCAAAAAAGTTATATCAACTAAAGATTTAATGGAAGATGGAACTATTGCAAATCTTTCAATTGATTGTATCATACTTCGTCATACTAAACAGAAGAAAGGAAACTACCAAGAAGAGATGGACTACTTGGTCGGCAATGATAGTAGGAACGAATTTATTTGTAATCTTGTATATTCACTTAAAGGAAATACATTAGTCTTGTTTCAATATGTAGAGAAACATGGTGCAGTCTTACATGGTAAAATGTTTAAGAGACTTGATGATAAACTACACTATGTTTACGGTGGAACTGATGTAACTGATAGAGAAGAAGTCAGAACAATCGTAGAGAAAGCAGAAGACAATGTTATACTTGCATCTTATGGTACATTCTCAACTGGAGTGAACATTAAGAAAATTGATAATGTGGTTTTTGCATCACCATCCAAATCAAGAATTAGAAATCTACAATCAATTGGTAGAGGACTTCGTAAGACTGAAGGCAAAACAGAAATGAGACTGTTTGACATTGCAGATGATTTACAATGTAATAACTATACACTTAACCACCTTAAAGAAAGAATAAATATCTATAACGAAGAAGGATTTAAATACGAAATAAAACAATTCAACTTATGAGATACGAAGTAATAAAAATAATAACGGGTGCTGAGATTTGTGGTATGGTAGAAGAAGTAGGAGATACTATAAGGATTACTGCACCTATGGTATGTCAACTTTCAAGATTAGATTTAACTAATACTCTTGCAACCTTTATACCTTACACACCTGTAAGTTCAGACTCAATGATTTCTATAGACACTGAACATGTTCTTCATAGAAGTAAAATGAGTGAACAATACATCCCCTTTTATGATGAAGCATCCTCAAAGTGGTTAACTATGGTAGAAACTGAATCTATCCCTTTAACCAACAAGATGCCTAAAATGGAATACATCAAAGACACCATCAACAAATTAGTTGCAGGAATGTCAGATGAAGAATTAGATAAACTGGAAGAGGAACAGTTCTTAGAAGAAGATTCTCTTCTTGCACCATCCGACCCTAAGAAAATTCATTAGGATTTTAGTTTGTCTAAATATGTGCGTATAACATAGATTTATATCACATTATACAAAATACTTATAACTTAACTTTAGGAAAACCATGACCACAGCAACTTTTTTTGCGAAGAGCATGGTGCGAAAAGCTAGAGAAGTCAACCATCAAGTTAGACCTGTAAAGAGAAAACTGGTTGACACTATCGAATTTCTAGTGCTGATGACTCTTCCGTTCTTACTACCATTTATGATAATGTATCTATCGAGGGCATCCCTATGAGAGATAAATTAGAAATCGGTACACTTACGTTTATTTTTTGTTTATCAGTACTTTCACTTACAGGAGTATAATATGAAAGAATTAGGAATGTCTCTATTAGGATGTATTGCAATCGCAACTTTCTTTGTTGCAAAAGTATATCCAAACTTAGAATACAGTGGATATAGTAGTAATACTTCATGCACTGGTCAGTGTTATGTTGACTATGTTGCATTGAACGGAACTGCATCAGAAATACAACAAAGAAAAAATGCACTTGCAAATGCAGATGAGTTCTCTTCTATTAGAAGTCTATGGAGTGGGTGTGCAGCTTGTCACGGTGCAGAAGGTCAAGGTATGGCAGTCTTTCCTAAACTTGCAGGTCAATCACAAGATTACATTGTAAGTAAACTCAATGCATATAAAAATAGAGAGACAGTCGGTAATATGTCTTCTACTATGTGGGCTCAAGCAGGAATGTTGAGTGATGCAGATATCAATATGATTGGTAAGTTTATAGAGGTGGAGTTAAAGTAATGTACGTTCCTTGGTTTACAAAACCCGATACTGAAAAGAAAATACTACAGGTTGTAAACCTTTCACCTGATGAATCTTGGATTGAGAAAATTGTTGAAGTTCACCCAATGAAACAAGTTGCAATAATGTCAGTCGTGCAAGTCCTCGTTTTCGGTTTTATGCTCTTGTCCTTTTACTTAATCAACGTAGGATTGGACAGATTGTGAAACACTATATAATATATACAATTTTAGGTTGGTGCATGTTTGAACTTGCCGTTGGTGATATCGATAGAATGAGTCGTGCAATTAATAATCCTGCAAAGAGTAGAGTTATAACCTACACTTAATCCCTTATTATAGTATATCCCCTCGGGACATATTAATAATATCATATGATTTCAAATTCTACAAGAGGGTTTCTTAAAAAAGTTTAATTATTTTATTTCAAAAACCCTCTATGAATTTAAAGAATTATCCGTATAATAGAGGTATGACAACAAAAAAAGACCCCAAAAAAGCAATTCATTATGTATCTAATAAAGACTTTACAGCTGCAGTTGCAGATTATGTAAGTCAGATACAGTCCAATCTTTCTGAAGGAAAGGAAGCACCACAAATGTCAGAGTACATAGGAGAGTGCATTTATAAAATTGCAACCCGTCTATCTACAAGACCAAACTTCATCAACTACACATATAGAGATGAAATGATTTGTGATGCAATTGAAAACTGTATTCAATACATTGGGAACTTTAAAGTAGAGAAGTCCAACAATGCATTCGCATATGTTACCCAAATCTGTTACTATGCTTTCTTAAGAAGAATACAAAAAGAAAAGAAACAGGTTTACATCAAACAAAAGTCAACAATAGAATCTGCATTAACATTAGATTCATTTACAACTATAGATGGCATTCATGACCCAACCCTTATTAACACAAATGTTGAGTGGATGAACGAAAATATGAATCATGTCGAGTATAAACCTCGTAAATCTAAAAGAGTATCAACAAAGAATAATTTAGAAACTAACTTCTCAGAAGAAGAGGAATAATTGAAAATAGCAATCTTAAATGACACCCATGCAGGTGTTAGGTCGGATATGTTGGAAATGGCAAAATATCAAGGTCGTTTCTACGAGGAAATATTTTTCCCATATCTAGATGAACATGATATCAAACAAGTGATTCACTTGGGAGATTACTTTGATAGAAGGAAGTATGTAAACTTTTCCAGTCTACATGCTAATCGTAAACACTTCATTGAACCTTTAGTAGAAAGAGGAATCCAAATGGATTTAATTCTTGGTAATCATGACACTTATTATAAGAATACAAATGATGTCAACTCACCCGAACTTTTACTATTCAATGAATCAAACATTAATGTTATACAAGAACCCGAAGTAAAAGAATATGATGGATATCCTATTGCACTTGTTCCGTGGATTAATCCCGAAAATTATGCAGATACAGTAGAGTTTTTACACTCTGCAAAGGCAACCCAATGTTGGGGTCACTTTGAGTTTGAAGGTGCATTGATGCAGCCAGGATTCAATTGTCCACATGGATTAGACCATACTTATGTAAAAAGATTTGAACAAGTCTTGAGTGGTCATTTCCATCACAAATCAGAAGTTGGTAATATTAGATACTTAGGAAGTCAAATGCAATTCACATGGTCGGACTATGGAGACAACAAATACTTCCATATCTTCGATACCGAAACACAAGAAATAACACCAGTTCACAATCCACTTGAAATGTTTGAGAAAGTTTTCTATGACGACAGCAAAGAAACTTTTGATACTATAACTGAAAAGGACTTATCAAGTGTGAATGGTAAGTTTATAAAACTTATTGTTATAAACAAAGACAATCCATATTGGTTTGATACATTCTTGGATAAAGTCCATGCCGAGAATCCTCTTCACCTACAAGTAGTAGATGATAATAAACATATGGATTTCTTTGATGATTCAGAGATAGATGATATCGAAGACACTTTAACTATCGTAGAGAAATATGTAGATAGTTTAGAAATACAAGGAAAGAAAAAACCACTCAATGACTTAATGACATCCCTATATGATGAAGCATTAGACCAACACAATTACTTATGATAAATTTTAAAAAGGTAAGATGGAAAAATTTACTTTCATCGGGAAATAATTTTACAGAGATAGACCTAAATGCACACCAAACAACCCTAATACTTGGAGAGAATGGTGCAGGTAAATCTACACTTTTAGATGCATTGTGTTTTGGTCTTTATGGTCGTGGGTTCAGAAACTTAAAGAAAGAACTTCTTATTAATAGTGTTAACGAGAAAGGACTTGTAGTAGAGGTTGAATTTAACATAGGTAAAAAAGAGTATAAGGTTATGCGAGGTGCAAAACCTAATAAGTTTGAGATACATGTTGATGGAGTATTCGTCAACCAAGATGCAACAGTAAAGGATTACCAAGAACAATTAGAAAAGAATATTCTTAAGATGTCTTATCGTTCATTCACCCAAGTTGCAATCTTAGGTTCTGCAAACTTTGTCCCATTCATGCAATTGAAAGCAAAGGATAGAAGAGGTCTTATCGAAGACCTATTAGACATATCTATCTTTTCGACTATGAGTGACATCCTAAGAAAAAGAGTCAGTAATTACGTTGTAGAGCAACGTGAGAATGAACATGAAATAAATATTATGGAAGAGAGAATCAATGGTTTGAATGAACAGTTGACTGCACTTCGTGTAAATCGTGATGAGAAGATAGGTAAGTTTCAGTCTACTATAAAAGAAACTGAAGATAATGTCGACTCACTTATGGAAAAGGTTGAATTAAAAACTGAAACCATTAAAGAAAAAACATCTTCAATTTCAGATAGAGACCCACAAGGAGACCGTCTGAAACAAGCTCTAGAGTTTGAAAAGAAGATGGAAGAGAACAGACGAAAAGTAGAAAAAGAAATATCATTCTATGAAAAGAATGATGAATGTCCAACATGTAAACAAGGATTAGATGAGGAACACAAAAAAACTCACATCGCAGAGAAACAGAAGAAGAAGGACGAACTGGTATCTGCACTCCAACAAATTGAAGACACAATCACAGACTCCTCCAACAGAATGGACGAAATCGGAAAAGTCCAACAAGGAATAGAATCTCTTCAAAAACAAATTGCAGTTATCCAAACTGAAATTATTTCTAATCAGAAATACATAAAGAAACTTAACAAAGAAATAGAAGACCTACAGATTGAAGCAAACGTCCCCTCTAACACACATGAATCTATAGAAGAGAATGAAAGTAAATTAGAGATACTATTATCTAAAAAAGAAACACTTGTAGACCAAGGACACTATTACGAGTTAGCACAAATGTTGTTGAGAGACCAAGGTGTTAAACAGAAGATTATTAAACAGTATGTTCCAGTAATGAACAATATGATAAACAAGTATCTTGCATCACTGGAGTTCTTTGTAGGATTTGAATTAGATGAATCCTTTGAGGAAACAATCAAGTCAAGATTCAGAGATGTGTTCAAATACGATAACTTTTCACAAGGTGAGAAAATGAGAATAGATTTAAGTATTCTATTTACATGGAGAACTATTGCAAGAATGAAAAATAGTGTTAACACTAACCTGCTCATTCTCGATGAAGTGTTCGACTCTTCACTTGACACTAACGGAACAGACGACTTTTTAAAACTATTGAATACACTTACAGAGAAAACTAATGCATTCATCATATCACATAAAGGTGAAGCATTGTATGATAAGTTTAATGATGTAATTAGGTTTGAGAAACATAAAAACTTCTCCCGAATTGCAGAATAGATAAATAGTACTATGAAATCTTTTAAAGAACATCTAGAGAAACCTTTAGTAAGAAGTAAACTAGCATATTCTTACGACATCCCTGTTGACTTACTAGAGAGTAAGAGCATGGGTGAAACTACACAAAATGCATCCATAACAGAATTGTTTCCGTGTTTAGCATTTAACAAAAAGTTTAGACCCAATAGTGTAGAAGATTTTAAAAAGTTTCTTTACAAGTTAAATATAAAAAGTGCAAAAACCTCTTATGCATCTTCAGATGCAGATGCTGCTGCAGAAGTTATAGACAGACTCAGCACTATGGAAGAAAGGTTTGTTAAGATGAAAATAGAAAATGCAATTGGCATTACAAATTTTTTATATGATTTGAATACTTCTAAACCTATACGAAAAGTAGTATGGGGATATCGTGCAAAACCCACTGGAGTTCCTAAAAATCATGCAGGAGATATTTTTGTATTCTTTAAAAATAAAGAGATACTAGGTATCTCATTAAAGGCAGGAACAACAAAATCTACAGAACCATTATTAAACTCTTATGTTAAGACTCAACTTAAAAAGATGGATAAAGAATCAGCACTTAAACCTATGGAAGATGAACTTTGGGATGCAGTGTATTCTAAAATTCCAAACATAGAATCGGTTGCATCAAAAAGTACTTATGCAAGTGGAGATAGAAAAGTCACTGCAGGTGTCAGACAACTATACTTGGATTACCATCTTCAAAATGAAGAAGAGTCTAACAATTTGTATGCTGCAATGGTAAGAATACAAAGAACTCATGTGTGTAAAGCACTAAATGAATTATCACTAGAAGATTTCAAAAATTGGGTATATGATAATTTCAATTTACAAAAACCTGCAAAAGTTCCACTAATATTAGTAAAAGCAGTAGGTAAAACAGCAGAACAAAAAGGGGACGACCTTGCATCATTATTACCACTGGTCACAAGTTTTAAAGCATATCTAAATAAAGCATCAGTTCAAGAATGGTTTATAGATATAGATACACCCGATGAAATGAAGAAACTGAAGATGACAATTAGAAGTGATGCAGGAGTTAGAGAAGGTAAGAAACTCGCAACACTAGGAAGATTGGCAAAATTTAGTATGTTAAAATTACAATATAGTGGAGTAGTAGATAGATAATGTATACATTAGTAGAAGAAGCATCAAAGGTATTAAGAACACCTCCTTTAGAATTTGATTTTGATAATCCATCAGAAGACCCAAAGGAAATAGAGAGTCTATTATCTGAAGCAATGGATAGATTTGGTGGTATTGGTTTATCTGCAAATCAAGTTGGATTAGATGTTAGATGTTTTGTTATGAAGACTGCAGATGCAGGAAACAAAACTTTCTTTAATCCCGAAATAACAAGACTATCCCAAGAAACAGAATTACAAAAAGAGGGATGTTTATCGTTTCCCGATTTATTTCTTATGATAAAAAGAGCAAGAGTAATAGAAATGAAATATCAAGACAGTGATGGTACTGAACACACTTTGATATTAGATGGTCTTGGTGCAAGATGCGCTCAACATGAAATAGACCATTTAAATGGTATAGTGTTTCTACAACGAGCATCTAAATTGAAATTAGAACGTGCATTGAAATCACGTCCTAAAGAAAAAAGGAAAAGAATAGAAAATGAAAAACGAAGAGCAATTGCAGAGTACATCAAGACCCTTCAATCTGATAAAGATTCCGAATCTAGTGAATCCACAACAAGCAAAGGAACTGATACACTTCCACAAAACGCACAAACATCTTAGAAGTATTGGAGACGGTTCTGATTACTTTGGATTAGATATAGTCCATATCCATACTCAGTGGGTTCGAGATATATTCAGAAGAATAGGTTATCAGTGTGTTGCAGAAATCTATAAAGAAAACTCACAAATAGTCTATCCCGAAATGACATCAATTAATGAGTGGCCAATAGGTGGTACTCAAGAACCACACTTAGACACTTATTCTAGATGGGAAATAGAAGACGAAAATCTAGACCAACAACCCAGTAGAGAGTGGACTCTTATCTTAACCCTTAACGATAATTATGGAGATGGAGAGACATACTTTCCCGAACATGGTTATACACACTCTCCTAGTGCTTGTGAGGGCATTCTTTTCCAAGGTATATACCATTACCATGGTGTAAATGCTGTAAGAAGGTGTTCTAGACATACTATTGCAATGTGGTTTACCTCAAATCCCGACAACCTTTTAATTGACGACAGAACCAAAGTCCTTCAAGACTCCTCTTATACTCTAAAAAATAAGTTAAAATAAATTTGACAATGCCCCTCACTTTTTTGTATACTATGTATATAATGAAAAAAGGAGATAACATGTCAAACATTCACAACGACAACATTAATCAAGAAATTATGGAAGATATCCTGTCTATGGCAGATAAGGATATTTGGAATGTAATTTTTGCAATTGAAAACGAATTTGGTATTGCAGAAGTACCAAGTCCTACAGGTGGTGCAAATGGTTTCATTGCAAAACTATTTGAACTTAGAAAAGAAGCGAGGTCTATTTAATGTTGGATACGAGTTACATAGAAGTTGGGTATGATACCTGTAAGTATACTATAGATGGTATAACAACCACTGCTATAATCAAAGAGGTTACTCCTAATTATCTTTCAGTAAAACCTATCAGTAGACTGGGTAAGAATGTATTTGAGACTAATCTAAGTACCGATTTTGTGGGTCAGACATTCTCTTCAGATTGTTATGATGCAATTGACTTAGAGATATGGATGGACGGAAGAGGTTGTGATAACTCTGCAATCGGTGTGAGTGGTTGTTATGAACCATACACTATGTTAATGACAGAGGTTGCTTAATGAAATATCTTAAAGAGATTACAGATTGGGAAGTATCCAATCACACTTACATGGTCAATGATGCTGGACACTTAGTTGGATACATCAAGACTGGAACTAAAGATGAGATAATCTTTAAGTCCCCAATGAAACAATTTTCTAAATCGAGGAGAAAGTTTGTTGAACTTAAAAAATAAATTTGACAATGCCCCTCACTTTTTTGTATACTTAAAACATGATAAATAAAAACCAAAAAGACCAACTTGCAAAACTCATGGCTACAGAGAACATCACTGTTGTCCATAAGAAAATACCAACTGCATACTTCGATGTTAAGAATAGGATACTTGCTTGTCCTATCTTTAAAGAAGATATGTCTGCAGAACTTTATGACCTATTCATGGGACATGAAGTTGGACATGCATTGAATACTCCTTATGAAGGACTTCACTCTGCATTAGAAATGAATAGAACACTTAAAGGATATCTTAATGTTGTAGAAGATGTTAGGATTGAGAAAGCAATCAAAAATAAATTCCAAGGATTAAGAAAATCTTTCTTCACTGCATACAATGAATTGATGGAAATGGACTTCTTCCAACTTAAGAAAAGAAATCTTGCAGACCTTTCATTGATTGACAAAATTAATTTACAAACTAAAGTTGGTTCAAGACTTGGTCTTAAGTTCAACAAAGTAGAACAAGAATTCCTAGACATGGCAGAATCATGCAAAACTTGGGAAGAGGTTGTTGAATGTGCTACTGCAATCTATGAGTATTCTAAAGAGAATGAGACTAGGACTGAAGATGATGAAATGTTAGTTCCTCAAATGTTTGACCTTGGTGACGAAGAAGAAGGTGACGATTCAGAAGAATCAGAAATGGAAGAAATGGAAAATGAATCTCAAGAATCTTCTGATGGTGGAGATTCAGATGAAGATGAAATAGAAGAGGATACACTTCCCGAGTTAAACACCGACAGTGGTGATGATGCAGACGATGAGGTCGACCAAGAAGGTGACACTGATGATGCAGAAGAACAAGTCAAGTCTACTGGTGGTAAAGAAGGTGGTCAAACAAATGGATACCACGACCAAGAAGATGGTGCTAGAGAATCTATCACTGAACACTATGCACACAATAACGAAGACCAATTTCTTTCAGAAGAAAATATTATTAAGACTTCAATCAACTTAAAACCAATATTCAAGAATACTGATATTAAGAAGAATGTCATTTCATTCCAAGAAGTTTTGAATGAGTGGAAAAACTATGTAGACACTAAACCCGATTATGCCCAAGAAGATACTTGGACTAAAAATTATCAGAGGGGTTGTTTTGTTGCAAAAAAACTTGAGAACAAAAACAAAAAGATTGTTGCTCATATGGCAAAAGAATTTGAAATGAAACAGTCTGCACAACTTTCCAAGAAAGCATTCAGTGGTAAAACTGGTAAGTTAGATATGAATAGACTTGCAAAATACCAAATCGTTGACGACATTTTCAAAAGAGCTACATATCTTCCCGAAGGTAAAAACCACGGGTTGAATGTTTTACTTGACTGGAGTGGTTCAATTCACAATCAAGTCACCGACCTATTAGAACAATCAATGATACTTGCAGAGTTCTGTAGAAAAGTTAACATCCCTTATAGAATCTATCTTTTCAGTGACTGTTACTATACAGCAGAAGAGAAAAAAGATGATTACTATGGAAACGGTGGTAAACTAATTGAGATTCTATCTAATGAAATGAACAATAGAAAACATAAAGAAATGATGAGTTACTTAGGTTGCATCTACTCTAACATGTGGAACTCTAACATGAGTTGGAGAAACTATGAGAAAGCACTTACAACATACAATGAGTTCTATGAAGGGTTTGAGACTATGGAACAAGATGGAAGATACTGGGATTTGGAAACAACTTTCCACCCTAGAAACTTCAGACTAGGTGGAACACCATTAGACCAAACACTAGTTTTCCTTAGAAAACTTCTTCCCGAGTTCAACAAACAATATGGAATTGAGAAGTCAATCCTAACAGTTATCACTGATGGGTTCTCTCATAGAGCAGACCTACTTGCAAGGACTCAAGAAGAGAAACAAGACTATGCTGAACAAGAAAAGAACTGTGATGATGATTCATATGCTTGGAGAACCAAACAGTCAAGAGATTTAATCGACCCATATCTAAACAAGACTTTCCCATTAGAAGAGTCAACTGGATATGTTGGAAGAAACTCCTTTACAGTAACTCAAAATATTTTAGAGTGGATATCACAAACTTGCAATGTTACCATTACTGGATACTTTGTCTTGGATGGTAAAAGAGAGTTGTGGTCAGTCATTGAACATACTAAAGAGTATAAGAGAAAAGACATTGATGTTGATACTGCTTGGAGAGAGATTAGAAAAGAGGGTAAAGTATTCTCTGCTCATGGATACAACAAATTATTTCTTACTTCAGCCAACACCCTCGGGACTGCAGGAAATGATGAACTTGGAGAAGAGTTCATCGATGCAAAGAAAACTAGAGTGATGGCTGCATTCAAAAGAAATCAGAAATCAAAAACAACTTCAAGATTTTTAACCAATGAATTCATTAAGGAGATAGCATAATGGAAGCAAAATATATGATGAATGAGACATTCATTTTAGAGAGAGACGATTACAGGGATTTTACCAATAGGGTTATGATTCTACAATCAAGAAATGAGGAAGCACCTTATATCGTGGAACACGATTATATCCTAGACACTTTTGAAGTGACACTACTGGATAACAGATACACTTTACAAACAATTATGGAGAAGACACAATGAAAACATTACAAGTAGACCAAGCATATTACATATCACATCAAACGGATTATTCTGCATTTGCAGATGCAATTCAAGATGTTGGCCCAAGTCCATGTGAGAAATTTAAATGTGATAATACCAATGAGTGTGCAACACTAGGTGTTGAGTGTAAAGCATTTAGAGTATGGACTAACCAAGGTGAAGGTGTTTATGAGAGACACTTGAACATGGACAAGTTCGGAAACCCTAAAGAGAAACCTATTGAGAACTCAATAAAATCTTTACTGCAAATATGCAAATAGGGTTGACAATGCCCCACACTTTTTTGTATACTATACAAGATGAGAAAATAAACTGATTTACTAAGGAGACTATATTATGAATCAAAGAACTTATGACAGAACCGAGTCCATCGTCATTGACGGGAAGGACTTTCATTTTACACCCGATAGGAAGGAGTTCCTAGAGAGTTTAACCTCAGCATATCCTAATCAATCCAACTTCGTTAAAGAAGATTTTGATAAAGTGGGTGGTATGCCATACTGGGTTAAATCATCAAGATACAGTTTTAAAGATAACGGTATCTTCAATCTACATGCAGTTGTAAGTGGTTACAATGGTGGTTATGAACCCGAAGTTCAAACTCCTGTAAAATCTGCACCGATTCCTGCAATTGCAAATCCATCTAATATGCCAGTGGCTGCAAAAACCACTGCTGTCAACTCACTTGACAACGTCAAAATCATTCCCGAGAAGATGTCAAACTATGTTCCTTTTGGACACTTCAAAGATATCAAGAATATCATTAAGTCTAAAATCTTCTTTCCAGTATTTGTTACTGGTCTAAGTGGTAATGGTAAAACATTAATGATTGAACAAACTTGCGCTCAGTTGAAGAGAGAACTTTACAGGGTCAATATTACTATTGAGACTGATGAAGATGATTTGATGGGTGGTCACACTTTACAAGGTGGGGACGTTCTCTTCAGAGAAGGCCCAGTTATCAAAGCAATGAGAAAAGGTGCTGTACTTCTATTAGATGAAGTCGACCTTGGTTCAAACAAGTTGATGTGTCTACAATCAGTTCTTGAAGGTAAAGGATACCTAATCAAGAAAACTGGTGAGTGGGTTTCACCTGCAGAGGGTTTCACAATCCTTGCAACTGCAAACACTAAAGGACAAGGGTCAGACGATGGTAAATTCATCGGGACTCAAATCATGAATGAAGCAATGTTGGAAAGATTTGCAATCACAATGCAACAAGAATATCCACCAGTGACTACTGAAAGGTCTATTCTTAAAAAAGAAATGGCATTGACTGGTGAAGTTGATACCGAGTTCTGTCACAAACTTGTTGACTGGGCAGACATTATCAGAAAAACCTACTATGAAGGTGCAATAGATGATGTTGTTACGACTAGAAGACTGGTTCACATTGTCAATGCATTCAGAATGTTCAATGACAAACTCAAGTCAATCACAATGTGTATTTCAAGATTTGACGAAGAGACTAGAAATAGTATCCTCGACCTCTATTCTAAGATTGATGCAGGGGTTGATTTAAATGCTGAAAACCCTCTAGACGAATCAGAGTCTTCAGAGTATAATGATTAATATGTTCGGTAAAAAAGTCAAGTCAATAGACTACAAATATAACGAGGACAAGTCCCTTAAGGAACTTGCCTCTTATATTGATAACACTTACGACCAACATTATAGTTTAAACAAATACCAGTCTACTGAATTTATAATTGACAGTGGACACGGTGAAGGTTTTTGTATCGGAAACATAATGAAATATGCACAGCGATACGGAAAGAAAGGTGGGAGGAATAGGGCTGACTTACTAAAAGTGTTGCACTATGCTCTCTTTATGTTACATGTTCACGATAAGGAGAAACACAAGTGATGAAAATTAGTAATGAAACAAGAGACGTTCTAAAAAACTTCTCAACCATAAACTCGGGTATACGAGTTAAAACTGGAAATAAACTCGAAACTATTTCTAACATGAAAAACATTCTTGCGATTGCTACAATCGAAGAATCATTCCCACAGGATTTTGCAATATATAATTTGCCAGAGTTCTTGGGTGCAACTTCTTTGTTAGACGACCCCGAGTTTAATTTCAACCCCGAAAAATTGTCGGTAGAAGACACCAATTCAAAGATGGATTATTTTTATGCATCTGAAGGAATGGTTGTTGCACCCGAGAAAATGATAACCATGCCTTCTTCAGAAGTGTCATTCACAATAACATCAACTCTATTAACAGACTTACAGAAAGCATCTAGTGTTCTAGGTGTCAATGATTTAGTTTTAGAATCTGATGGAACTGCTGTCACACTTACTGTAAAGGACAAAAAGAATGCAACATCAAATACATTTAGTAGAACGGTTGCAGAAGGTAATGGAGATAAATACCAAATGAATTTCAAGATTGAGAATCTAAAAATTCTAACAGGTAACTATGAAGTGCAAGTTTCCTCAAAAGGAATATCACACTTTAAAAATACAGATGTTGAAGTTGAGTACTTCATTGCATTAGAACCCGATAGTTCTTATACAGCATCTTAAGTTGTTTGGAGTGATTAAAGTTCAAGTCTCAACTATTATCACGGGAGCAGTCCAACTCATCATGGTGGACTGTACTAGAAACTCGGTGGGGAGTATCTAACTTATTATGAACGAATTTTTATACGTAGAAAAGTATCGACCACAAAAGATTGAGGAAACGATACTACCAAAAGAATTTCACGACCAATTTTTGGAGTTTGTCAAACAGGGAGAGATTCCTAATCTTTTACTTTGTGGTTCTGCAGGTGTTGGTAAAACAACTGTTGCTAGGGCTCTCTGTAATGAGTTAGGTGCAGACTTTATTGTAATCAATGGTTCTGATGAAGGTAGACTTATTGATACCTTAAGAACTAAAATCAAAAACTTTGCAAGTACTGTTTCATTGGGAGGTGGCCCAAAGGTCGTTATCCTTGATGAGGCAGATTACATTTCTGCAGAATCAGTGCAACCTGCACTTAGAGCATTCATAGAAGAGTTCTCTTCTAACTGTAGATTTATCTTTACTTGTAATTACAAAAACAGAATCATACCTGCATTACATTCAAGAACAACAGTCATTGATTTTAAAATTGCACCAAAAGAAAAACCAGTACTTGCACAAAAGATGTTATTAAGATGTAAAAGTATTTGTCATATCGAAAACATAGAAGCAGACGAAAAGGTTCTTGCAGAATTAGTTATGAGATTCTTTCCCGACTTCAGAAGAGTTCTGAATGAGATTCAGAGATATGGTGTTGGTGGTGTTATTGATTCGGGTATACTATCATCTTTGTCAGAAGAGAAGTTCACCCCACTTATTGATATGATTAAAGAAAAGAATTGGAGTGGAATGAGAAAGTGGGTCGGTCAGAATTCTGATAACGACTTCAATACACTATTCAGAAAAGTGTTCAATGCATTAGAACAAAGATTAGAACCATCTTCAATACCAGCTGCAGTTCTAATCATTGCAGACTATCAATACAAATCTGCATTTGCAATGGACTCAGAGATTAACTTCACTGCATGTCTAACAGAGATTATGTCGGAGTGTAAATTCAAAAATGGGTAAACTAAGACAATGGTTTAGAATGTGGTTTGATTCACAAGTAGAGAAATCAATGCAAAGAAAAGCAGACAGAATGTTTTTAAAAGGGAGAAAATAATGAGTCAATATGACGATAGAGTTGAGAGACAAAGATTAAAACTGGAAGCAGAAAAATGGTCTCAAGGTGTTAAATCAGTACATGCTCATTCATTGGGTTCAATGCATTATGACAACAGACCACAAGATACTGAAGGTGGTAAAAGTGTTTTAGATGTAGAATTTAATGATGGCAGTGTTAAAAGAACTACTTCAGAAAACGAAACAGTTATACTAGGAACACCACTTAGAGGTCAAGACCTTCTTGATTCTTATGTAAGAAACACTTAATGTCTAAACGCAACCCTTTTGACTTTGTCAAGTCTGTCTCTTATGACAAAAACGATATCATGATTGATGATGTCGAAGAGAAGAACTATGCCCCATTCCTTATAAACAAATCATTATCTTACCACCAAGATTCTGTATTTTTTACTAATGAAATGAATTGTAGACATGGTTTAGACCACCGTCTTCAATACCTCTTTTTACTAAATACTCTTAGGAAAAGACAAAGGTTTTCTCAATGGAGTAAACCCTATCTTAGTAAAAAATTAGACACAATTAAAGACTATTATAAAGTATCAACACTGAAAGCAAAAGAATACATGGAAGTGTTGAGTGATAAAGAAGTCCGTGAGTTGAAAAACAGAATGAAAACAGGTGGACAAAACAATGAATGAGAATGAAAATCTAGTCAAAGACCTAGTAGAAATAACATTCCCCGAAAAAGACGACTTTTTAAAGATAAGAGAAACACTTACACGCATAGGTGTTGCATCAAGAAGAGAACAAGAACTGTTCCAGTCATGCCACATACTCCATAAACGTGGTAAATATTACATTACACACTTCAAAGAACTATTCAAATTAGATGGTAAACCTACAAGTATAGATGATTCAGATATAGGTAGAAGAAACACTATTGTTAAACTATTAGAACAATGGAAACTTATATCAATTGTAGATGAAAGCATGGTTTCAGAACCTATTGCACCATTATCCCAAATTAAGATTATTCCTCATAAAGAAAAGAATGAGTGGAAGTTAACAACAAAATACTCCATAGGTAACACTAAAAATACCTAAATACTAGTTAGATATAACTAATATAGGAGAAAGTATGTTTTCAGGCATCATATCTTTTATTATGGGAATTTGGAACTTATTAATGATTATACCAATTGTCATTTCAATTGCATCACTCATCATAAGTTTAACACCAACACCTAAAGACGACAAAGTCTGGGCAAAAGTGTATAAATACTTGGAAGTCTTAGCACTTGCAATTGGTAAGGCAAAAGACAAAAATCCTTTACTGGATAAATAACTATAACGGGAGATAAATTATGGAAATTATAGCAGGAATACTAATAGTAGTAGGTGTTGTTTATTTCTTTAATAAAGACAAAGGAAGTAAAACACCAGTGTCATCTGCTGCTAAAACCAAGTCAGCACCAGTTGCTGATAAAAATGGTAACGGTATAACATCTAAGGCAGAGCTTAAGAAGTTAACTAAAAACCAATTGATTGAACTTGCTGATAAGAAGAATCTTAAAGTAAAAAAATCGGGTACTAAAGCTGCAGTTATTAATGAAATTCATGCGAAACTGAAGTAGAATACTTAGTTATTAAGAAGGGGTCTTTATGACCCCTTTTTTTGTGTCTTCACTAGACCATTGTCATAAATAAGGGTATGGATATATTTGGATTGATAAGTGAAGTCGGAGCCCCTATTGCTGGAAGTTTAGTGATGGGATTCTTTATCTTTACAGTTATCAAACAAATACTTGAAGGAGTTGTGGATGATATCAAGACCCTTACCATGTTTTGTAAGAGTTTAGAGAATCGTGCAAGAACAATGTCTAACGAAATGATTAAGATAGACTTGTTAGTGTCAAGTGCATTAGAGTTAAGACCCGATATAGAGAGAGTTGCAAGAGCAGAGAATTTTATAGAGGACGGGAAACTTGATGTAAGAAGGGATTAATTATGGAAGAAATTGCACAACTGATATCAGAATATGGATTTCCAATCGTCATGATGGTTGGACTTGGATACTTTGTATACTATATTTGGTGGTTTGTGGGTGAACAATTAGAACCCGAAATTGAAAAACAACACTTTGCATTAATCAAAGTGATTGACCAAGTAAGAATGCTTGACCAAGATTTGATTAGACTTCAACAGAAAGTTGATGTTGTTCTTGAATATAAAGAGAACGAAGAAAAGAGGAAAACTGTAAATGATGATAAAACCAAAGATAGTAATAATTAGTATTTGTTTTGCACTTAGTGTAAGTGCAGATGAAATAGTTCACAAATTCAAAAGTCCTTCATTCAGTGGAATAGGACAATCATCACATTATCTTACGATTGAGAATCAAGAAAAATCAAGACGTGATAAGATAGCACAAGACATAGAAGACCGAATTGCAAAAGCAGAACGTGAGGCAAATAACACTACCCTTGCAAAATTTCTTAGAAATGTCGAAAGTAGAATTTATGCTCAGATAGCAAAACAGTTAGTAGAAAATATGTTTTCTAACGGAGAAGCAGCATCATATGGTGTCTTCTCTATTGAAGGTAATACAGTCACATACGAAAAATTGGTTGGTGAAGATGGTGCAGAATTTATCAGACTAACAATCGTTGCAGAAGACGGAACAACAACAACTTTAGACATACCAGTAGGTACAGGAAGTTTCTAAAAATGAGAATTGTCGGATTGGTAGGATTAGTTATCTTGCTCACCAGTGGGTGTGCAAGTATTCCTTCGTCTTATGATTCGTGTGACTCAACTGTAATGAGTAAGGTAGGCACTTGTATAGAAAAAGCAAAGGTTGTGAAGATACCAACCTATCAAGAACTTTCAAACTTACCAGCTGCAGAGACAATGCCAGTGGTTGCAGTTTATGGATTCTTAGATAAGACAGGACAGAGGAAGAGGATGGATGGAGTTGCATCATTCTCAACTGCAGTGACCCAAGGTGCAGAAGCATTCTTGATTGATGCACTTAAGACTGCTGGAAAAGGTAAATGGTTTAGAGTAGTAGAGAGAACAAATTTAGATGCACTTGTAAGAGAGAGACAGATTGTTCGTTCTGCTAGAGAAGACTTTGCAAATCAAGAAGGTAATGAGGATTCCCCAACGGGTATTCAACCTCTCTTGTTTGCTGGTATCCTACTTGATGGTGGGATAATTGGTTATGACACTAACATCGAAAGTGGTGGTAGGGGTGCAAGAACACTTGGTGTTGGAGCATCGGTTTCCTATCGAAGAGATGTGGTGACTGTAAGTCTAAGAGGAATCTCAGTTCTTACAGGAGAAATATTACTTAATGTACAAACCACTAAGACTATTCTTAGTACTGGTGGTGGGTATGACGTGTTCAAATTTATGGACATGGACACCCAATTAGTGGAAGTTGAAGACGGGGTTGCAAAAAATGAAGGGGTGTCGAAAGCTACTCGTTCTGCAATTGAACTTGCAGTCTTAGAATTAATATACCAAGGACACGATAGAGGTTTTTGGGTAATTAAAGATGGACATCGTCACCCCCATGGAACTCATGGGAGAAACGAACTCCATGAAATAGAGGAAAAACAAAATGAGGAATAAATTATTCATTACATTATGTTTATCATTAGGGTTAACTGGTTTCGTATCTGCTGGTGCAGATGATAACGAGATTTGGTTGCAACAGACAGGTGACAATTTAATTTTAAATTTCACTCAAAGGGGTTATGGAAACAAAGTCGGATTAGATGATTTCTCAGGAACATCTGCTGATATGATTATCACTGGTGCATCTAACAGTTTAACATTATTACAAGACGGAGATAACAATAAGTTGTTCGGGCCTTTCCTTGCAGATAGTTCAACAGTAAATTTAACTTTTACTGGTGACTCTAACTCAATGGATTGGAACGTAGGATATGTTGGTAGTGCAGATAACTTAAACATGTTAGGAACTGTGACAGGTGATTCAAATACATTCGATATTGATGTCGGATATGATGCATCTGCAGAATACCTTAACTGGGATTTAGTGTTAACTGGAGATTCAAACGTATTCACTACTAAAATAGATAGTGATAATGCAGTTTGGAACTGGACTATTACTGGAGATTCAAATGATATTAACACTAACCAATCAGATGCAACTGATAACAAAATCACTGCAATCTTAACTGGTGGTTCAAATGATATAGATATCATTCAGAAAAGTGGAACTACAGGTTGTCCAAGTGGTCAGTCATGTAGTGGTATTATTGATGTATCTTTCGTGACTTCTAATGCAAATATTGATATCGTTCAGAAAGATTCTGGCGAGTAGTCTTTTACTTATTGGTTCACTTCAAGGTGAACCGATAGGTGAGATTATAGAATACAAAGGTTCAGCAGGACTTCAGAGAGACGGAGAGTCTTCTGTTGTCAGTGCAAATACTGAACCCGATGTGTTGATGTATGATACAGCACAAACTCAGAATGGGAGAATGAAGATTGAGTTCAAAGGTGAAGAACGACTGGACTTAACAGAACACTCCAAGGTTTGGATTGACGAGGTATATTACGACCCCGACCCATCCAAATCCAAAATGGCCATACGAATGGCACAAGGAACAGCAAGATTTGCTTCGGGTTTCGGTGGTAAGATAAAGAAAAGTAATATTAAAGTGTCGACACCTACAGCACAAATTGCTGTGGTTGGAACAGATTTCACTACCAGTATTGATGAAATCGGAAGGTCATTGGTTATATTGCTTCCCGATGAATTTGGTAATCCTTCGGGAAAAATCATAGTCAGTAATGCAGGAGGAAGTATCACACTTGATGAAGCATATCAGGCGACAATGGTATCTTCTTTTGATGATTCACCTACTAAACCAGTAACGGTTAGTGGTATTGATGCAAGTATGATTGATAACATGTTTATTGTCAATCCACCCGAAGAGATTCAAGAACAAGTTGCAGAAGAATCCAGTGGTGGAGAAAATGATAGTAGTAATATTTTAGATGTGGACTTCCTAGAGTTCAATGATTTAGAAGAGGACTACTTTGAAGATGATGAGTTGGAATATACAGAACTCGACAGAGACTTATTAGATGTCGATTTCTTACAAGATTTACTAGATGTAGTTTTAGAGATTGACCGAAAGGTTGGTATTGATGCAGAAAGAAAGGCAGACCCTTTCGGAGTTGCAAGGATAGAAGGAACTGCATTTGGGTTTGATAAAGATTCTCAATACAATACAATTGTTGACAAGGGTCTTGGTCAAATTTGGTTCTACAGGGAAGTACAGGGAATTATCTCTATTAAAATCCCAATCTATGCACAAGCAACGATTAGAACCACTACAGACGAAAAAGGTTCACTAATTAAGGTGGGTGATGGTTCGTCTATAAATATTACCATCACACAAACAAACTAGGAGAAATATATGAATAGTATATTAGAGAAACTTCGTCAATGGCATGAATTTCAGTTAACTGGATTTCAAGATGCAATGAGACTAGACGATTACCATATGTTATGGTTATCATTCAGTAAGGGAGTAGTATTTACATTATTATTTTTATGGATTATCTAATGAAAAAAAGTTTATTATTAATTTTATTGACACCTCTAACATGGGCTGGGGATAACCACGTCCATGTTGAGCAGGTTTCCTCGGGAGATGTGGAACTCAACATAACACAACAAGGTTATGATAATGAAATTAAGTTTTCTTTTGCACATAGTGGAAACACATTCAATCTATTGCAAACAGGAAATGGAAACTCTATATCTTGGGTCTCTTACTGGGGGCCAGGAAAGTCATGGGGTGGTGATGTAGACGGAACTAACAATACTGAAAACGTAGAACAAAGTGGTGGTGCAACTTATGGTAGACACATATGGGGCAATAGTAATACAGTAGATGTATATCAAAACGGAAGTCATACACATAACATAGACGTTCACTCAAATTCAGTAGACCACGAAATACACCAGTCGGGTAGTGGTTCACACTATGCACACACTTACTTCTATGGAAGTGCAACTGGGTCAGATTCCAGTATCATGCAGAAGGGTTCGGGAAATCATAATGCACAAATTACACTACAAGGAAACTATCCAACAATATTGAATCTTTTACAAGAAGGTTCAACAAACAAATCATATACACTAACACAAAATTGTCAAACAACTACTGGTTGTTCAGTATCAGTCACACAACAATGAAATCAGAATGTCCACCCGAGTTTTATGAATGTCTAACTGAAGAAGAGTATGACGACATATTAGACCTCTTCGAAGAAAACGATATGGTTATGCCTGAATCTTTGGGTGACGTAGAAGCTGCATCTGATTTCGTATGGCAAATTCTTTTCTTGACACCTATAGAGTTGGTCTACATAGGATTCACAATGACAATACTTGCAACTTACGGACTCTCTATATATTATATGTACAAAAGGATACAAAAGAAATTTAGTTAATGTTTGAGAACTGGTCGGTCAAAAGAGTCGAGAGGTCAGACATAAAAGACTTCATAGAAACTCATCACTATTCAAAATCAATCAACGGATGTATTGCAGATTACTGTTATGCATTGTTCCACGAAGAACAAATGAAAGGTGCAATGTTCTATGGTAGGTTTGCTATGATGAACCAGTGGATGAAATACGGAGATAACAAAGAGGATGTAATAGAACTTAGAAGACTCTGTTGCATTGATGACACTCCAAAGAACACTGAAAGTTTTTTTATTGGTGCATCCCTAAGACAACTTAAAAAGGATTGGGGTGGTAAGACTGTAGTTAGTTATGCAGATAATGAATATGGACATGAGGGAATCATCTATAAAGCAACCAACTTCGATTACATAGGACAAACTAAGTTTGATAGAGTTATCATACATGGAGACCGAAGATACCACGACAAGACGATTAGGACAAAGGATGCACATGGTGTATTGAAACCATATGCACAAAAGATTAAAGATGCATTAGAAGAAGGTACTGCACATTATCATAGAACTAAAGGAAAGAACATTTTCGTGTATAAATACTAGTATGGCATATTCAAAGAAAGTAATCGATAGATTCGAAGGTGTTCTCAATGCACCCGAACAATTCTCTGTTGGAAGATTTGACCCAAAAGACCCAACTGTTGCAACTGGAATGGCAGGAGCTCCTGCATGTGGTGATGTAATGAAACTTCAATTGAAAATAGACCCAGGCAACAATCGTATAGTCGATGTCAAGTTTAAAACGTATGGTTGTGGAAGTGCAATTGCATCCAGTTCACTATTTGTGGATTTACTTAAAGGGTTGACCATAGAAGAAGCAAAAGAAATTAAGGATAAGGACATTGCAGATGCATTGGAATTACCACCAATTAAATTACACTGCAGTGTTCTTGCAGAAGATTCAATTAGAAAGGCAATAGAGGATTGGGAAAGTGATGGATAAAAGAGTAGTAGAACTAGTAAACGAATATCGAATTAAAAGAAGAAGAAAAATGTGGTCAGGAATTTGGTCTGCATTTCTTGGTCTTTCATTGATATGTATTTGTCTATACATATTCTTTTTTGCTTGGCCGACAGTTGTATAGTTGGAAAACAGTCCTAATCACCATAGGTGTATTTGTAGGACTTAAGATTTGGTCTCCCTATCTCGTAGATAATATCACTTGGTCTTACTTTGATGTTCTTCATCAGAGTCAGGAGAAAGTTCAGGTTGATGACATCGTCTTAGTAGACATAGACGAAAAATCACTTGAAGTGTTCGGACAGTATCCGATAAAACGTAGTATCTATAGGGATTTACTCCTTAACACTCATTACACTAATACACATGTTTTCACTCAACTCTTTAACCAACCTGATAGACAGTCAGGAGAAGATGAGATTTTTGCAGAAGGATTGATAAACAGATTAACAATTTTATCAGCTGCACCAACAACACAAACTCAAAAAGGTTCTGCACCATTCGTAGGTAACTCTACATTCGGTGGAGGTGAAGCAAAAGATTGGTTGTGGAACTTTTCAGGAATATCAAGTCCTATCAGGATTCTTCAGGACAATACTTATGGAGTTGGAGTTACAGTTGCAACACCTAGTGTTTCGGGTACTGCAAACTTTGACGGAACAACAAGGTCAATACCTTTAATCGTTACTGCAAACGACCAAGTATATCCTTCTCTTGCACTAGAGACATTACGTGCATTATCAGACCAACCTTCATATCAAACTAGAATTACAGAGATAGGTGTTGAATGGTTACGAATGGGTAGGGACAAACCTATTACCACCACTCCAACGAGTGATGTTATGGTAACCTATTGGAATGAGTTCCAACGGGTTTCTGCAGTAGACTTACCTAATCTAAATCTTACTAATAAGATTCTTGTATGGGGGTTAACTGCTGAGGGATTGAATAATCCAGTTTCAACTCCAGTGGGTGTATTGTATCCTCACGAAGTGCAAGCGAACCATATCCAAACCGTTTTGTCAGGAGTTCAAATACAACAATCCTACTATCTTGGATTGCTTGAGATTGTTCTTCTGTTGACAGTTCTTGTATTGATATTGGGGATGGTTTACAAACTTCCCACAATTCTTTCGGGGATAATGAGTCTAACACTTGTAGGACTTCAAATCTTCGGGAGTTATTATATTTGGACTTCAGAGCTCGTTCTTTTCGATACCTTCTTTTCATCGATTGCCTCCTTAATTGTTTTCGGTCATGCCTCTTTCAATCAATACTATACAACCTACCAACTCAAAGAAGAAATTAAGAAGCAGTTCCAAAAGTATTTATCTCCCGACATGGTTGACCAACTCGCAGAGAATCCCGATTTACTTAAATTAGGTGGAGATAGAAAGGAACTTACATTCATGTTCATGGACATATGTGGATTCACTCCAATCAGTGAACACTACATGAAACAAGACGACCCCGAGGGATTAGTGGAACTCATTAACAAATTCCTTGACATGCAAACAAAGATAATACTAAATAATAATGGAACAATTGACAAGTATATGGGTGATTGTATTATGAGTTTTTGGAATGCACCTTTGGATTGTCCCGACCATGCCGAGATGGCAGTCAAGTCTGCAGAAGAAATACTAATTGCAACCAAGGAACTTAATGAAGAACTCAAACCACTCGGCCTCCCTCCTATCAATGTGGGTATTGGTATTAACACTGGGGAGTGTATCGTTGGAAACATGGGGTCAGAACTTAGATTTGACTATTCCGTCATTGGAGATGCCGTCAACCTTGGTGCTAGACTCGAAGGACAAACAAGAAATTATGAGGGGGTGGACGTGTTGTTGGGCGAAGCAACATATCTCCAGTGTCCAAACAGAACATTCACTAAAGTCGACTCTATTACAGTTAAAGGAAAATCAGAACCAGTCGTGGTTTACACTATCTGAACCACCTAGTACGTTTGACTGGACTGCATTCTATACTCTTCAACTACTAGATATCTATTCTACATATCGTGGACTTAAATACGATTGTGTCGTAGAAATGAATCCAATCGTAGGAGAGTCTCCTTCAGTTGCTAGAATGTTTGCAATTAAGACTGCAATTCTAATACCTGCTATTGAGGTGGATAGAAGAAACAACGAAATAACTGAAGATACATTCCACGAAATGAACTTTCTTATGTCCATAGTAGTTGCAAATAACTTTGACCAAGTAAAACAGGCAAAAAAATATTGCAATAAAAGATAAAACCCCCTTGAAATTTTAGAAAAAGTCCTTATAATAGTAGTATGGTGTTATAAATACCATTGTAAGAGAACTTAAAAAGAGCTCGGATTTGGAACTTGGATTGGGCAACGCCGACATCAAGTGACCCCATTTCTTCAAAAGAGCTCGGTT